AAAGCTATTAGGGAGTTAAACAAGAAGATGGAAGCTATACAAGATGCTATATTTTCTTGTACAGAACAGCTTAATAAGATAGTTGAAAAAGAGTAAGTTTCGTATATTATTAATACATGTTTACTAGACTCTTATCGAGTTTCAGCCTTACACTTCTAGTCGGTAGTGTGTTTGCTTGGCCATTTACTTTTTTGCATGTTAATTTTTTAAGCGCATTAGGTTTTTTTGTTGCACTACAGTTTGTTTGTTTTTATTTTTATAGAGATTATACAGAGAAAAAGCTTGCTATAGAAGAGGAGAGATTGATTGTTGAGCGTGAAGCTGAATTGAGTAAGCAAGGATCAACAGTTACATGCCCTTGCGATCGTGGCATAAAATGCTTTGTTCCTATTTTGTTAAATGAGCGAAACGAGTATAACTGCCCGGGCTGTAATAAAACGGTTAATGTTTTAGTTAACTTAAAGACGGTATTGTCCACCATACCTGTGGGTACCGATCCACAGGTACTTTTACAGCAAGTTGAAAACGTGAAAGAGGAAGAGTGATGGAATATATAGAGGTCCCTGCTAGTCAAATTATGCCTGTTTCTGGGTACGATACACCCATGAGTCTCAGTAAGATTAAGTCTGAAGCAAATGACTTTTTTTTCGCAAAAGGGCAAGTGCCTTATAAAATATATAAAAATGCTGTTGCAAGCTCTACAGGCATTAACAAAACTACAGCAGAGTTTGTTGAAAACTTTTTTGATGTCTTAGAATCTTCATTGAGACTTCAATTAAAAGAAAAGAATAACCTGGACAAAGCCCTTCTTATAAAAGATGCTTTCGATGTCTTGAGAAGTACTTTTAAACTTCTTCATAAAAGTGGTGTTGAGTTTGATACACTCACCTTTTATAGCACTCTTATTGGATTTGTTCTTGGCAAGATGCGCTAAATAAAGTGCTTGAACAAGTTTAGTATTTCTTATACCATTTGTAAATGAACGAAAATAATATTACAGTTGTTGGAAATAAAACGCATAATCTAAAAAAAGACGAGTACGCTAGATGGCTTTGCCTGATTGAGGCTATTGATGTTGTGGAGCGTAGAGCTGCAGAACTTAAAGCAGATATGATTTCGGATGACTTCTGGGTTAAGCCGCTAGCTTTTCAAAAGTATATTGAGCAGCGTATGGAAACTATGCTTTTGGATATTGAGCGTGAAGAATTCAAAAAAGATATTATTGCAACATGTATTCCAAAGTTTATTGATAAAGATGAAGTTGTAGAGATCGAAGAAGAAATACCTGAAGCCGAATTACAAGAAATTATTAAGCCTTAGTAATACCCACCATATTCAAGGGTATTGTTTTGCGTCATATCAAATACCTTAGTCTTGCTAACAGTATTTGGATCGTAAGGGTACGCGCTTCCTCGCGGAGTTAATGTGCCTGCATTATCAAAAGCAGCACTAATTGTACCATATTGTGTGCTATCCTGTACCTGCGTACTTCCTCTTTCTGGAGGTATATTAGGCTCAAAGGAATAATCAAATCGCTTAGCCTTCAACATCCAAACATAATGTCCCATCAACGGGTTGATAGCGGAATTATCTTCATCTACACGCTCGGTTATCTCAAAAAGCTTACCATCGCGTTCCCCAGGTCTATCACTACCATATTCTTTTAACTTAAAGACGTCACCAGATTTAGGTTCAATCTCTGGCGGATAAACTGCATAAAATGAGCTTATATGCACATAGGCTGTTATTTGATCATCACTTTGAAATCCAAATTTACTCAGTACAAGAGCATTTTCGGTTAACCTAACCAACATCACAAACTCTTTTGGATCTTCAAATTTAGCTAACGGTTGTTCACCATATATGTTATCTGCACACAGGGTACTATATGTATTTCTATAATAAGCAATCTTTTGACCGTATAAATCTATTTGTTCCCGCCAATAATTACTAAAGAGTTGCCGTTCATTTTGATTATTCTCTTTATCCGTGAATCTTAGGGTACTAGTTGTGTATTCCAGAGGGTATTTTCGTATACAGTTAACACCAGTGTATTTGTCTACACTGTTCATTGTAGTACATAGCCCCGTACATTAGGATCAAAGCGTAAGACTTTGCCTGTATTACCTAAATTTTTAGATTGCTGTGTATTAAGCATAGAAATGCCATATTTTTTACAAATTTGTTGTAATTCGTCTTCCGATAACCTCTTACCATTTGCATTGGTCACGGCCTGAATAGCAGTATGATCTGCTTTATGCATGTCTGGTACTGTTTGAGCATGTTTTCTGAATTTTGGATCTTTAATAACCTTTCTGTGCCGCTCTTTTGGCTTGTCTAAATTAACTTTCGGAAAGATAGCACCGGAATAATGTAGCTGTCCCATGCCTGTATTCCATGTTGTGGCAGAATTAATTAAATCTTCTTGAAGAGCCTGTAGAAATGCTTCTTTAAAAATGCTCACTTATTATTTATAATAAAAAAGCCGTCATAAAGACGGCTTTTCTATTTTTTAAATGTAACTATTGTTTATTTAAAAAAGTCACCAGCCTTGTAGCCAGGAGCATTAACTTTATTAGCGCTCTTAGCAGTTAAGGAATGGCCTTTTGCATCAGCAACAGGTGTTCCCTTAGCATCAATCTCTGTTGTAACTTGACCAGATGCTTTAGAACCTTTAGCATGACCTGTCTTTGTTCCAACTGTAGGAACTCCACCCTTCTTCTGTAGGGATTGCCCAGCAGAAGCAGGCACTTCTTTAATATCAACACCTTCACCAGCCACTTCTGTTGGAATCTCTTCCATTTCAGCAGCCTGAATATCATCTGCGGCCTCAATATCGTCAGCGGCTTCATCAGCAGCTTCGTCATCAGCAGCTTCATCAGCACCAAGAACACTCATCAAAGCATCATGTAGCTTTTGAGCAGTATCTTTATCGAGCTTTACCGTGATGGTATCTTCGCTACCACCGCTAAGATCTAGATCCTTAGCATCGGCGGCCTCTCCTTCAGGGCCAGCTTGAATGCCGACATCAAGCTTGTCGTCACCCATTACATCTTCATATAATTTATCAAAAATTGATTTCATACTATTATTTATATTCTCTTGGTTTAATTTTTTTGTATTATCAGAAAATTTTTGTGGCTGATAATGATTATCTTCTTTGGCCGTCTTAGGATCAATAATTTCCTTTTTAACTCCAAGCGTAGCCTCGGGACCCGAATCCTTATGTACAAAGGCATTCTTATCAGAACCCTTGGAAGTAATCTTTTTTACGTCTATCTTCTTATCAGTAGCACGAGGAAAGGTATCAAGTTTTTTAACTGCTTTTTCTTCAACCACTTCTACTTGCTTTTCGGGTGCTGGTCTATTTTGCTTTAGCACCTCTTCATATACTAGGCCAATATCTGTGATTGAATTTACTCTTGTCATATATCTATTTATACCTCTAAATAACATAAATGGCGAAAAAAGAAAAATATTATCTTGGTAATGATAAGCTGCCAACATCAGATACAAAGCATGAGTATACACCAGAAATGGTTAATGAACTCAAAAAGTGCAAAAGAAACTTATTACACTTTGCTGAAAATTATTTCTTTATTATCAATCTAGACCGCGGTAAAGAAAAAATTCAATTATATTCTTGTCAAAAGAAAGTCCTAAGAACTCTCAGAGACGGTAGATTTGTTATTTTGCTAGCGTCACGACAGATAGGTAAAACAACTTTAATGACGATATATTGTTTGTGGAATGCGTGTTTTAACGAAGATCAAAGAATTTTAATTGTAGCAAATAAAGAGCAGACAGCAAAAAATATTTTTAAAAGAGTTCGAATGGCATATGAAATGTTACCTAATTTCTTAAAACCAGGGGTTGTAGAGTACGGGCAAACAAGTATGACCCTGACTAATGGTAGTAGTATTGGAATTAGTACTACAAGCAGTGATGCGGGTAGAGGCGATAGCTGTAATTGCTTAATTCTTGATGAGTTGGCATTTATTGATAATCATATTGTAGAAAAATTCTGGGAATCCGTATACCCTATTATTTCTAGTAGTAAGAAAAGTAAAATTTTTATTGCAAGTACTCCAAACGGAACGGATAATCTTTTTTATAAACTGTATACAGGTGCTCATGCTGGAGATAACAATTGGGTTTCGGAACGAATTGACTGGTGGGAAATTCCAGGCCGTGATGAAAAATGGAAAAACGATACAATTAAAACCTTAGGAAGCGTAGAAGCTTTCTCGCAAGAATTTGGTAATGAGTTTATTCATGGCGGTGAAAGCACAGTTGATGAAGCTTTGTATAATAGTTTACAGAGAGAGATACGGGAGCCAGAATTTATTTTTGATGACGGTAAATATCTTGTCTGGGAAGAGCCCCGTGAAGGTAGAATATATACTGTTGGTGTAGATATCAGCGAAGGCGTGGGGGAAGCTGCAAGCGTGGTACAAGTATTAGATATTACTGATCTAACTTCCATAGAACAGGTTGCGATATACCACACACGAGATACAGTACCATTTCAGTTAACCGCAAAATTGTTGGAGATTTTAAACCAATGGGGCCGCCCACCAGTGAGTATAGAGAGAAATAATTGTGGTGCTCAGGTTGTTGAGCAACTTAAATTTACACATAGATATGAAAATATCATTTCTTGGGGTGCTAAAGCTGGGGATAAAAATGAAGCAAAGCGTGTTGGTATTCTAGCACATACTAACACCAAATATAGAGGTGTAATGAATATGCGGTACTGGGTAAACGAACTTAAAGTAGTTCGAATACGCGATGTTAATACTTTAAAAGAGCTAAAAAACTTTATTCGGTACCCTAATAATACGTGGGGTGCTAGGCCTGGTGCAGATAGCTGGGATGATCGAATAATGTCACTAATATGGGCATTAATAAGCTTAGAAAATGAAATTTGTGTAAAATATTTTGATGTTGTTTCACTTGATGATTGCGACCGTCCACAAGTTATTAAGCCCTTAGACTACGGTATTAGAGGGGTTATAAGCCCCTTTAGTATGTACTCTAATGAAAAACTTGGTAATAGTGATCAAAATATTCTCCCCGTTGTAATAAACGATGCAAAAGACTTAGATAGTGATATAGAAACCTTGAAACAACAAGGGTGGGAGTTTCCCAACCAACAATCTGACGATATAAATAACTCGTGGCAACACCTGTAAACCAGCAACCAGTTTTTCAGAGCCCCTTCAATAAACAACGTAGGGATAAATTTCTATGTGTACTAACTATACCTACTATTCTAAAAGATAAGGTTGCAGAAGTTGCAAGGAGAAATTCTTCCGTAAACTTCAACACTTTGCAGTTTAGCGTATTTGGAGCAATAGCACCACCGGTAGAAATACCACCAGTATTAGTACCTTACGGTGGTCAGACACTCAAAGTAACATCCTATGCTAGACCTGAATTTCCAAGCTTAAAGATTAACTTTACTGTAGATAATCAATTCAACAATTATTGGGTTTTATTTAAATGGTTAGATATTTTTAACAATTCTTCCACTGGTATTTTTGATCCTAGTAATCAAAATATAGATTCAAATACCTCAGAATATATGACAGATATATCTATATACGGTTTGGACGAATATAATAAGCAAACTGTTAGATTTGACTATATTAGAACTTTTCCTATTGGTCTTGAAGGTGTAAACTATAATGATAGGGATTCGAGTGAGATGGAATGCGGGTTTCAATTTGCGTATCATCAGTTAAAAATGTCCTTGCTGTAAAAAAGAGAAAAAATTCTGTAAAAGTTGGTCGGCAAAGGTATAAATATAAACGATATGAGTCAACAATTTCTTGTAGGAGGTGTAAACTAAAATGGCCAGAACAATTCAAAGTCCCGGGGTAGAGATCAGAGAAGTCGATCTTACGCTTCGCCCGGTGGTCAATCAAGGTACAAGCGTATTTATTACAGGTTTTGCTGCTCAAGGTCCAATAGACGAAGTTCTAGAACCAACAAGCATGAGCGAGTTTGAAGCAATTTACGGTACACCTACAAATGCTGCAGAGAGATATTTCTACCATACCGTAAAGGCGTCATTACAATCACCTATTCAATTAAAAGTTTCAAGACTACCTTACGGTGTAGCTAGAGGTGAAGGGTTTGCTGAATGGAGATATAGTGCTCTAGTTTATCCAGCCGCGTTTACCAAGAACGGCACTTATACATCGAATGTGTCTTCAGCCGATACATATTTCTTAGGTACACCAACACACTTAGAGTTAAGCATAGAGCAGTATCAAGAATTACTAAACAATAATGTTAACTGGAATAGCAATATTCTACCTCAAAGCGGTGTACAGTATACCTATGATACTTTAAACAATTCTGCTGTTATTATTTTAAATCGCTCTCAAACCACAGTTAATAACAGATTTGAAGGGTATTATGTTGCTCTAACAGACAATAACAATAATAACCCTGCAACACCTTTTGATGGTGTTCTCAGTGTTGCTGGTATTGCTAGCAATGCAACATCAATCAACACTTATGTTGATGTTCCTCCAGCTAGATTAAACTTTACATTAAGCGCTTCTAAGTTTGGTGATGGGTCTAGTATCAGTGAAGTAATGGAAAACATTAGCAATTACGATCTCAGCCCTCGTACATTTGATGATACCCTGTCGCTTGGTATATTTAAATTACGTCAGAGCGTCTTTTCACCCGATGTTATTGCCCTTGATTATGTGCTCGCAGAAAGCTACCCTGGTTCCCTCGATTGGCACAGACAAATTGCTAGTACAAATGGTGGTCCTGCTATTAGCTTCTATCTAGGTAGTCAAGTATCCAACTCGCCTAATGCACGAATCATTGTTAATCCGTTTATTAGTAACCGCTATGGTGATTCTTGGCTAGGTAACGATGGTATTCCAACTAAGAAAGCTAGAATGCTTTCACCAGCACTCGCAACACCATTTAGCAATCCTGGATTTGTGGATGATAATAGTTCATACACTACACGTGTTGGTGCTTCGTCTGCTACAGTATTATCGCTTCTACGAGGATTTGGTACAACAAATGCATTGTTCCCATTCGGAATCTATTCGAACACAGTAATTGCTGATAAAAATATTGGTAATCTACCTCAGAAGCTTGAAAGAGTATTTGAACTTGTAGAGAATCCAGATCTCTATCCTATTAATATTGCTTGTGAGGCTGGCTTAGGCTCTATTTATGTAGGTTCAGTATATCAGACCTTAAATGATAATTTACCATTATCTGCAAATGGTCCTTATGTTGATACATGGCCTGTCAATGCGTTGAGCGCTCTGTATACAACTAATTCTGAAAATCTTGACGGGGATGGTCTAACCATTCGCGCAACGTACAATACAATTGCTAGTATTTTTGTACAACAAGCACAAAATCAAAGAAAAGACTTCTTGGTTATTCTTGATGCACTAAGACACATTTTTGTGCAGGGCGATAACAATAAAGTAATTAATACAAAGAAGCTGTGGGGGCCTCATGCGGGTCTTGATCCAGATCCTTCTGCAGACGGTTATAGCTCCACAAACTTTAGCCAACATATCTACTGGCCATTACGTCATCAATTTAGTTTAATTGATTCTAGTTATGCTTGTACATATGCAACAGTTGCTCAGGTAATTGATCCTGCTACAAACAGACAAGTTTGGGTACCGTTTAGCGGCTTTGCAGCTGCTGCAATGGGCAATACTGATGCTAACTTCCAGCCTTGGTTTGCACCAGCTGGATTTACAAGAGGAGTTCTTCTCGGTGTTAATGATCTAGGTGTATATCCTAAGATGAAGCAACGTGATCAGCTCTATAAATTTGGCTTGAATCCCGTTGCTTTCTTCCCTGTTGAAGGGTTTGTAATCTTCGGTCAAAAAACACTATTAAAGAAGCCTAGTGCATTTGATCGTATTAATGTACGTAGATTGTTCCTCAATCTTGAAGTTGCAACTCGTGATACAGTTAAGTACTTCATATTTGAGCCCAATACATTGTTTACAAGAACTCAAGTAATTAATACACTCACCCCAATCTTTGAGAATGCTAAGAACACGGAAGGTGTTTATGACTATCTCATTATTTGCGATGAGCGAAATAATACCCCAGATGTTATTGATAATAACGAAATGAAGGTAGATATCTATCTCAAGCCAGTGCGTGCCGCAGAGTTTATCTTGGTAAGCTTCTACGCAACCCGTACTAGCCAAAACTTCCAGGAGTTATTAGCCTAAACTAAAAAAGGAGAATAAATAATAATACTATGCCAGCCGTAAAACAACTCATCTCGGATTTTTATAGAGTAGCTTCTGCGCGTGATTTTCAACGCGATATTCAATTTAGGGTATTGAGTATCTCTCCCGGAGGCACTACAACCACATTTGATGAGAATGATTTAGTTTACGCAAGATCCGCTTCACTACCTGCTAGACAAATTAACAATGTAACAACCAGCTATATGGGATTAAACTTCAATCTCCCCGGTGTTGCTGCATATCCAGACAGTGCCAATTACTCATTAACATTCTACAATGATGCTAAAAATAACATCAGACAGAAATTTGAAGATTGGACACGTGATACTTTCAATGACACCAACAGCACAGGAAATTACTTTACCCCAACACAAGCAAGTGTAATCGATCTAGTTCAACTTGATACTAAGATGGAGAAGGTTGCTCAATATCAATTGATTGGTGTGAGTATCAGAGAAGTTGGTGGTATTAAGTATGATTTCTCAGCTGGCAAAGGTGATATTGTTTCGTTTGACGTAAAGCTAGCTTACCATTATTTTACCCGCCAGTCCTAAAATAACATTACTCCGATAAATATATTGGAGTAATTGTTGATGAATAATCCACTAACTGATGCATTTG